GTAAGGGTAAAAAGCTTACCGTCATTTTCAGAGTTATCACTCATATTTTTCTCCTATTTTGGTTAAGTCCTGATAGACAGGACATTTCGCTTTCGCATTGCAGAATCTGCAATGATCGCCAAAGTTGTACTCTGGCTCTTCTTCTGCACAAGCATCTGTTGCTTGCTTCAAAGACTCGTAACCCCATTCAACTAGATCCACTGCTGATATGTCCCAAGTTCTAACTGGGCCGTCTGGGTGGAATCCACGAGGTTGAACTATGGTTAATTCCATAGTGGTATCTTCATTACCATAACGAGATAACGCACCTAAACCATAGATCATTAACTGGGTATTGTCTTTTGCTTCGACAGGGAACTTACCAGATTTAAGATCGCATACGACCAATCTGTTTTTACCTATTATTAATGCGTCTGCCGTTCCCCAAACGTCTGGGCTTATTTCTTCTATCGACACACGTTCTTCTATTAATAGTCTGCCGTCTAATTCTTCTTGTCTTTTTCTAACGTATTCGACATAACTCTTAGCACAATCAATCATGCCTTGGTCAATCGTAATAACAAAATCTTCTATCGCTTCTTCTTTGTTTAAATAATAATCTTCCAATGTCACACCATCTAAACGGTCTTTAAGCTGGGCTTCAACCATAGAGTGAATAAGTGTTCCATTAGCTGCTGCTTCACTTACTTGGTATGGCACGTCCTTTGCCAGCTTGGGCATACCAGGACACTTCAACCAAATGTTAGAAGCTGATGGACTAAGTAGTGCGTGCGCCATTACTTATATACGATTTGTTTTCTAATTCAATAATCTCTGCTAGATCATATAAGACCTTGCCACCAATTTTGTAATAGTTTGGACCTTCACCTCGACCTCGCCAATTCTCAATCGTTCTTGGACTTTTACTCCAACGCTTTGCTAATTGATTGGTATTGATGAAAGTTTTATTCGCATCTAAGTTGTCATTAATATTTTGCATAAAACTCCCTTTTATTCTTAATTCAGTTTAATATATACTCATTAATACACATTTACAATAAAAAGTGTGAATTTTATAGGAGATTAGTTATGAGAGATAAAAAAGGGAACGATCCAGTAAATAGACCAAGCCATTATACGCAAGGTTCGGTTGAGTGTTTAGACGCAATAAAGTCGGCTTTGGGACACGATGGTTTTGAAGAGTTTTGTCGTGGTCAAGTGTTGAAATACGTTTGGCGTGCGCCACATAAGAACGCCAATTTACAGGATTATCAGAAAGCTCGTTTCTATCTTGATAAGCTGATCTCACTAAAAGAGGATTTATAATGAGCCTACTAAGCTTTGATGATCCAATAATGAAAGAAAGGAACGGCAAGAAAGCTGTTTGGATTGACCGAGAAATACATAAGAAACTTCTTAGCATTTCTCAGTCAAAAGGTAAGAAACCACAAACAGTTGCTGAATACTTACTGGCATTGGGATTATCAACCGATATGGAAAAGCCAACGTCAATCGTTTTTGACATAGACGCTTTGTGAGTCTGTAATCAGACTCTCGATATGTGCGCCAATTAGATTTGCGTTCTCAATACTTTTCTCTTCGTGAATGTGAGCATACCTTTGTGTGGTAGCTTGATCTCTGTGACCAAGTAGTTCACCCACGTCCGCAAGCTTGACCACCTGCAACGACCAAGAAGCGTAACTATGCCTGATGTCGTGCAAGCGCACATCTTCAATACCACAGTTCTTAAGTATTGTTTGCCAAGCACGCCTGGGTGATTTAATGCCGACAATATATTCTGAGTCTTTGACAGACTCATTTAACATATTAACAACTTGTGGAGACAAATATATTATGCGGTCCTCACCCAAGCGATCCGTTTTATGATCTTTAATAATTAGTTTATTGTTCTGTATATCCGTCCATTTGGCTTGCGCTATCTCGCCTTTTCTTGCGCCCGTTAGCATGAGTAACCAAATAAATAGTATGGCTTTGCTGTAGAGCTGATGGTCTTTTAATCTGTTCATTTCACGCACGATCTTGAGCAACTCGTCATTGGTTAGGTAACGCTTGCGTTTGTTCTCACGATTCTTATGTATATGCGTGGCTGGATTGTTCTCCACCAAAGACAAGGTAATGGCTAGATTAAACATTGCCTTGAGGGTGGTTAAAACTTTGTTGGCAACGTAAGGCGCTCTTTCAGATATAACCAAATGTAATGATGCAATATCACCACGAATTATATCTGTAATTGGCTTATTACCAAGTGTCGGTTTTATATTGCTTTCGTATAGTTGAATAATACGATCAGTAGTCTTGCAACTTCTGCGTTTTAGATCACGAAGATACAGCTCGAATAACTGGTTTAAATTCTGTGTCATTTTCTCTCTCTCTTAATATATTTATTATCTCAATTGCAGTTTTCAATGATTCAACTGCATTGAACCCTTTAACAAATTCTAACTTCTTTTGATATGTTTTGCCAAGATTTTCGTTTGGCAAGAAAATAACCTTGTCCAAAGGAAGATAAACAAAAGCAAATATATCAACCTCATTTTTATCATATAACCTTATTGTATTCTTGTTTGATACTTTTTTCTTGATGTCCCAACGCACCCAGTCGTTGCTGTTTTTAATGAATGTAGAAGCCGATGTTTTAACTTGGATCTTGTAAGAAATGTTATCAAGTACGCTTAAGTAATCGTAGCGGGATTGAGGGGGACATTCAAATAACTCGTCAAAGTATCTGGCGAGGTAGCTGGCGGTGAGGTATTCCCCTGCACGGCCAACTTGGTTCTGGTTCATCTTTCAGTTTGCGATAAAGCTTGTGGTACTTGTTGTACACCAAATCTTAGAGATGGTCTTAACACTTGTGATTGTTGTGCAGCCCTTCTTTTTGATTGTTCTTGTAATTCTTGTATGAGTTGTAAAATTTCATATTGTCTTTGTGGATTTCTTTCAAGCAATAATTTTCCAACACTTCTTGCTCTTTTTTCTGAAGGATTTGTAACTAAGTCTTTTGCTGTAGTAGTTAATGATGCTAGCGCTCTAATTCCAGCAGAGCTGGTTGGCGCAGTTCCTGCAACAGTTAAATCAGACAAATTTTGAACAGCATCTTCAGCATCCAAAACTTTTTCTGCTGTGTTTGAGCCACCAATAACTGTTCCAGTTTTTTTAGATATATTTGATTCTCTAACCAGACGACTAATAAATTGTTCTCTTGCATTTATATCATCACCAAACAAAATATTTAATTTTTGTCTTAAATCTGGAGAATCAAAAATTCTTCTGACTAAATCAATATTATCGCCTATTTTGTTAATGTCATTGTATATTTCTTGAAATACACCAATTTTAAAGGCATCTCTTTCAATATCAGTATTAAGTTTATTAAATTCTTTATTGAAGTTTTTTGCATTGGTTGATGGTTTTCTAAATAAAATCCCTTTATCAAAAGCATCTTGCAAAGCAAATTTGTCTGCTGCCATACCCAAAGCATCCTTATATTCATTACCAACAACATTATCTTTTAATAAATTTCTAAATTGATTAGCAATTTTTTTTCTTGAATTTGATCTTTGTTTATTTATAGATCCTTCTCTAATTTTTTGAAATGTTTGTTGATCTGCTGATTTTTTAATTAAATCTAAAAATTCTAATGGTAATTCTTTTCTAACCCCAATAATTTTTCCTTTTTCTTTAATAAAAAGATTTCTTAATGGTGGTATTGGAAATGGCTTTCTTCCCTCTGCAATCAATTTTTCTCTATAAGTATTTGCTGCTTCTTGGTAAGCATCTCTAATTACAGGAGTTTCTAAATATTCATAAACGCCTAAATTGCTTACTCTTTGATTTTTTAAAAATGCTGTTTCATATAACGGCGATAAGTAACTATCAAGAGTGTCTGATAAATCATCAATACCAGAAGCTAAAGATACTTTGGGAGTTTTTATTGTTTGTTCTGTAGCTTTTTCTAATTCTGCCAATATTCGGGACGATTGAATATCTGGTTTTTCTAAATTTTTTATTGCTGCTGCCTTTTGTTCGGTTGTTCCAGAAGTTCTCTCAATTAACTGTTTATCAATATTCATACCAGGAACTCTGGTCTTAATTCCTCTTAATTTTCTATTAACAGCATCCCCACCATAATCTGCTAAAATTTCTACAGGCGCTAAACCAACTAATTTATCTGCTTCAATATTGTCGTTTATTTTAGCTACAACAGTTTCTATAGGTATTTCATCTTTTAAAAATTGTTCACCAATAATTTTAATTGATTGTTTTTCACTATCATTGAATCTCGAAAGTTGTGTTTTTTTAAATTTTTCCGCAACGTCACCAGCCACTTTACCAACACCAGCAATTGTGGGAGCTAATGCAGTACCTAAGGTTGCCCCAACCCCTGCACCAACGCCAGCACCAACAACCCTTTCAGGAAGCTCACCTTCAGCATAACCAGCTCCAGCAATCGCTCCTTGTAATGCACCAAGCTTTCCTGCTTCAAAAGTTTTTTGTACTAAATTAAGACCTGGTTGCGTGACTTTACCAGCAAGCAATGGACTGCTTAAAAATCTTTGAGCAGTTGCAACAGCTCCTGCTGATGAAGTGCCACCAGTAAATGGTGTTAATAATAATGATACAGCTACTGGTGCAACTGATCCTACAACCTCACCAACAGTTGAAGCTACTGGATTGGCTTTTCTAAATTCTTCTAAATTTTCTCTTTCTTGTTCGAGGGTTCGATCAAATGCTTGTTGGAATGTTTCGTCAGTAAAAAAAGATCCTAAGCCAGATATGCCCGCAGCTATTTCATCAGAAAATCCAAAAGTTAAACCTTGAGTTGCAGCTCTTGCTGTCCCTGCAATAAAACCAACATCAGAATCAACTTGTTCTTGTGATTGTTGTTTTAACTGTTCTTGTAATTTTTGTACTTCCTCTAAGGGTGTCATTTATTAACTACCTTCTTTTAGTTTTTTTGCTAATACTTTTGCAAGAATTTTTAATTGTTTTTCATCGTACTTGCTAGGATCAAGTTCTTGTAATGCATTTACTGTTTGTTTTTCAAGTTCATTTTCAAATTCCAAAAGTGGTATATTTACAGAATAATCAAAAACAATATTTGAAGGTTTAAAACCTTTATCTTCAGCAATGCCTGTGTATCTTATAACATTAAGGCTTTGATCTTCTAAAGCATTGTAATATATATTTTGGGCCTGATTTCTGAAATCTTCCCTTTGTGGTGCTGTTAATCTTTCGCCAGTTACAAGCCTATTATATAAACTCAATATACCTTCTGGGACACCACGAGCTTCGGCTGCGGTTGCTTGCTCACCTTCTCTTACAACAGAACCAGGATCTAACATTTTCATATATTGAAATATTAAAGACACATCACCAGCCGCAGTTGGATCAGTACCTAAAACTTTAGCATAAGAGCCTGATATATCTTTAAAAGTTTTTGATTCGGCATTAAATTCTTTTCTCAAAGATGATTCATCTTTTATGTCTGGTTTTTCTTCTGGTTTTTCAACATCAGGAAAAACTCTTTCTCTTTTTTGTGGTCCTTCGGTATATCTCCAATAACCAGCAACATCTTGTTTCATATCGTATTCTTTTGGTTTGTCTATGTCTTGAACAACTCCTGGTAAAACTCTTTCACCAGTATCTGCATAATAATTATATCCATCAGCACCTTTCACTATTCTTCTGTCTTTTGCTTTATCTATTGAATATAAGGCTGTGTATTGTTCTTGTGGAGAAAGTCTTTTTAATAATTCTTTTTGTGATTCTGGTAAATTAGAAGCGTCTATAGCTTTATTAACTTGTTCTTTTAAAGCTTTTTCTTCTTCTCTTTCTTCTCTTTCTAACAAAACTCTTTGCGCCCCCAATACAGCTTGAGCTGGATCTTGACCACGCAAGGCACTACCTAAACCTAATAAAGCAACTCCTGCTTTTGGTGATAATTTACCTAATGACATTATTCAAAAACACCCCCTATAGCTAATGATCCTAATAGACTACCAAGACCACCAAGTATATCAGCGCTACCTGCAGTACCTCTTGATACTCGTCCTTCCATAGCTGGAATACCACTAAGAGCTTGTGATAGTAAACCAAACTGTTGTTGTGGGTATCGTAACGCACGCTCGAACTCTCCTCTTCCTGCACCCAGAGCTTGCTGTTGCAATGCTCTTTGTTGTGCGCCTGTACCTAGTAAACCAGATACAGCAGCTCTTTGAGCCTGTTCTTGTTGTCCAATCAAACCAGCTTGGAATTGTTGTTGTCTAAGCTGTCTTTCAATATCGGATTCAGCAGCTCTTTGTGCTTGCTCAAATCCAGCTTGTCGTAATTGTGGTGCAACTCTTGCTACTTGTTCAGCATACGGACGAGCAGCTTCTGCTTCTAAGATCGCACCTCTTGAACCGCCAAATGCGCCTGCACGAATGGCTTGTTCTTGCGCTCTTTGTTGAGCTATATCGGCTTGTCTTTGAATATCACCAAGGGCAACATCAACTACCTGTTGTTCAAATGGTGAACGATATGCTGATATATCAGCACCCAATAAAGATGGTGCTGGTTGTTGCATTAATTGTTGTCTTTGAGCAAATGGATCAAATTGTTGCGCTCTGCCAAATTGTTGTCTTGTAGCTCCAAAGGCTCTTAATTCATCTGGTGAAAAACCAGCTACTTGCGGGCCTGTATAAGGTATAAATGGCTGTTGTGCCAAACCTCTAGCCTGTTGATAGATGTCTTGATATTGTTGTTGTTGAAACTGTGGTACTGTGGTTTCTACTGTTTGCTTGCCTTTACTCATAAGTCTTTTCTAATTAAATATTCTGGCTCGAAACCTAATCCTTTTAGCTTTCTAAGCCAACCTTTACGACCACCGCCATAAAGTCTTTTTACTTGCGCTCTACGAGCGAAATCTTCTATATATGGTAACATTTCTGCGAGTTCTTCGTACTTGCCACCACAGAACAATAAGTTCAAAGCTCTGTATTGTGGGAATACAACAAACTCTGTAATCATGGCTGATTTCTTACCAGGCCATAAATGAAATATTCCTTGTCTTATTTTATCCTCTATGTCGTCTATTGTATAGCCGTCTTGGTGTTTTACGGCTTTCTCAATCCAAGGTTTACAACGTTCCCATTGTATTTCCCATTCTTGTTGTGCTTGGGATTGTCTGTCTAATTTTTTAATCGCCTTTTGCATATTCAACAATGCTAAAAAATATATCTATGTTGGCATGATCCACTTGTGCTTTAATAGATTCACCATCTGTTAATATTAGTCCTGAATTAACAATTAATTCTTCTGTACCATACGCTTGTATATTATGGTTCTTATAAAGAAAAAACTCATTAGCACTTGTATCAACTATAGATATGTCTAAGTTAGTTTGCTGATTACCAGTATCACAAGCAAAAATACCCAGTAAAACTGCAAAAGTATAATCATCACCACCATTGGGCGCTGTATAAAGCGTTACTTGTGTAATGCCAGTGAAAGAATGTTTTACATTGACGGCTCGTTGTATGTATTGTCTTTGTGCTGATAAGTCTATCATCTACGTCCCCTTGCACGAGCATCTACTCGTATTTGTCCGACTTGGAAATCTTGAGTGGTTGAACCTGTGACTTTCATCTTAACTTGACGTGCGTTAAAGCGTGCGTCTGTATAACCATCGTTTTCAAAAGTAAATGAACCAAAGTCTGTTTCAGATCCTAATGGCGTAAATTTACCAGTAAATGAAATGGTAACGCCTGGTAAGACGTTGGCTTCTTCATCGGGTATGATTTGATTGACTTGAGCAATTCTATCGCCTTGTCCGATTTCTATTGGTCCAGACTGACAGAAAGGTGATGTGCCATTGTTGTTAGGTGATTTAGCTAAAGTTGTGCTTTCGTGTTCGTAGATAAAGCCAGATGAATCACCAGCTATAGGGAAATCAAATACCCCTTGGTCGATCCAACAACCACGATCTAGTTCACCGATTGACCATACGTTTTGTGCGTAGTTCCATATAACGTATTTGTTTGGTGTGTATTGTCCATCACCAGATGGGAAACCCCACCATATTTCATTGAAGTTTGAGTTGTGTCCACCCCAACTTGCAGCTCTACCTTGTAAATTAAGATTATCAAAAACGTAATCATGCACATCGCATTGTATTTCTCTAACTTGTCCATCGTAAATAAAGAATGAGTTTTCTCCCATCCATGCTAGGAAATTACCAGTTGGGACAATTGCTCTACGGCCAACGGCTTTACAGTTTGTCCCAGCATCAGCGATGGAATAAACAAATGGGCTACCAGCGTAATACATACGGCTGATACCTGTATCACTAAAAACAATAACATCTGTACCAAACTTAACGGCATACAAAGCACGTCCGCCCGTTGGTATTTGTAGATCACCAGCAGTATTACGAGCTAGTGGTGTCCAGTTGGTACGATCTTCTCTATTGGACCAAGCAATTTTTCTGGGATCATCGCTAGAACCAATGGTTACTAAATGTCTTTCGTTGGTGACTATGATGGCTTGGTTGCCTGTGGGTGCATTGGTTACTGCGGTAGCAACAGTATCTGGTGTGCCACCTGCTGAATCGGGCGACCATTTATAAACTTTACCATCGCCAGAAAAACAAAAGACTAAATCCTCTCCCCAGTTATCAAAAGAAAAATGCCCTGTATCAAGCGGTAAGCCAGATTGCGAACGTGCGTCGCCGTAATCTTCTACCCCCCAGTTATATGCACCATAACCTAAAGGATCGTTAGCAGCGTCATTGACGAAGCCTACAGGGGTAATATCGGTCCAGGTGTTGTCGTACAAGACATAAACTTTTTGCCTTGTGCCGACAGCGAGAACAGCATTACCAGCATTATCTGAATAAGCGTGCATCCCGATAGGTTCACCATCGAGAGCTGTGCTTCTTAATTTGGACCAGCCACCTATAGGTTTTAGGTAGCCATTTTCAAAACGAACTAAGTTTCCATCAACCCAACGGCCCTTATTGGAATAATTCGTGCCGTTGGTGACAATTCCTGCGGGTGGAGTGATAGAAACTAATGCCATACATTTATTTTACTTCTTTAAGTTTAAAGCGAGTAGATCCACATATTTTTTAACTTTGGCTACTAGCTCATCGTCTTTTGTGCTTGGTGTTAAAGCCGACACAATAGATGCGATGGCAATAACGTGTACTGCTATTTGTACGATACTAATTATAAAATCCATATTAACTTCCTATTACACCATGCTCGACAGAAGGGTTTTTTAATTCTGCGATCTGAGCATCGATACCATCTTTGTAAGATTGTACTTGATCTGCGCCTAAAGCCGATTCAACCCAGCCCTGTACATCAGATACAGTTACACTATCGTAAGCGACAAAACCAGATAAATCTGATACATCTAAACCTACAGATCCATAAACTCCTGCTGAGTATGGATTACCTTCAGCATCGACTTCAGAGTCAACGCCATTTAATCGCCAATGAACATTAAAAATTACTTTGTTTTGTCCATCGTGTTCTGGGTAGTAATCTACGTTAGATACGTCCCATTCGTAAGAAACTGCCATTATTACTGTCCTCCTTTTAATAGCTCTATTTCACTTTTGAGTGATTCGATTTGTTCTTGTTGTTCTTGTACTGCCTTGATAAGTGGTGTTACCAGTTTGCTGTAATCAACACCATAGTAATCATCATCTGAACCTGATACTACATTTGGTACTACCTCTAATACTTCTTGAGCCAACAAACCTTCGTCAGCTTTACCTGATTCTTTCCAATTATATGCAACTGGATTAAGAGCATTAATAACTTCTAAACCTCTTGCTTCACCAGTAACGTCTTTGAGTCTAGCATCCGATGTGGTGTTATAAGCTACTGCTGTATCACCATTATTTGAGATTGTTCCAATAACTGCAGTATTGGTTGCATTTGCAAATCGTACAAAACTTCCACCATTCCCTGTCGAATTTTGTAATCCCAAACAACCATAAGCACTTGTTGTAGATTTAACAGCAATAACTCCAGGTCCAATAGGGCCTGTAGTGCCTAACATTAATGTTCCACTACTATCAAGCCTCATGCGTTCTGTATCGTTTGTATAAAACGACATAGGATAAGCACCGCCACTATAAACAACTGTTGCATAAGCTGAACCAGTAAAAGCACCACCAGAAGAGTTATTTCTGCCAAAATATGAAGTGCCACCAGTATTTTGACACAAAAGAGCAGCACCATTTGTTCCAGTAGATGCTTCTATTTTTATTGCACCTACAGCATTTGTATCTTCTACTTCCAGTTTTGAAGCTGGGTTATCTGTACCAATCCCTACGTTGCCTGAGCTATCGATACGCATACGTTCTGAGCCATTGGTATAAAAAGACGCAAATCCAGTAGTAGATTGTAAATAAATACCTTCTGAACCAGCAACTGCACTGCCGTTGAACATTCCTGCACCACCTGAATCACTATATAGATAACCAGATACTCCACTATCACCATTAAATTCAACTGGGAAATTATCTCCACTTCCAGCAACTACATCTAATTTATGTGAAGGACTACTTGTACCGATACCTACCTTTTCACTATCATCAATAGTAAAAGCTGAACCTCTTGTGCCACCAGAATATGTAACCTCAAATAAATTGACACCACCATTACCACCAGAAGCGATACTTAAGCCTGTTTCTGCACCTGTTCCTACTATGTCTAGTTTGTCAGCAGGATTACTTGTACCGATACCTACGTTGCCTGAAGAGTCGATTCTGACTGTTTCATTTAATGTAAATGACGCACCATCTGTCAATCCTGTATTGTTGTAAAAAAATGTGCCACCATTATCAAAAGATACTCCAGATGCAGATGTTGCAGCAGCAATAAAACTTGTACCATTAAAATAAAAACCACCAGATGCGATTAATTGGTTATTATCTGTAGAAGTTAAAAAACCACCATCTTGTGATGCAGTTCCGACCTTAAGTTGTGTATTACTACCTTCAACATCAAGTAAAAAATCTGGACTTGTTGTACCGATACCTACTCCAGAACTGTCAAGAGCCATAAAGTCTGTACCAGCTTTAGCAATTCTTAAATTATTAACTCCGTCTGGTGAATAGATTTCAAAATCTGAATTAACTGCGTTTGAATCTTGTAATCTAATACCAGGAGCAGTTGCATCTACAATATGCAATCCTGCATTAGCGTTTTGAAATGCTGGACTTGTGGTATTAATACCTACTGAATCAGCAGAAGCATCTACAAATAAAGTATCTGTATCTACTGTTAAATCACCTGAAGCTGTAAGAGTAGTAAAAGATCCTGCTGCGGGAGTTGTCCCACCAATGACGGAACTATCAATAACTGCACCATCTAGGTTGATGGCGACCGATGTTCCTGTGGAGGAAAAGATCGCATCAACATCGTCTAAGTTTGTATTTAGTTTTGTTCCCCAGGTATCGGTTGATGCACCGACCTCTGGCTTTGTTAAGTTAAGATTTGTTGTAAATGTATCTGCCATAATTACCTATTTTGTTGTTCCGTCCAAGATGTGCTTGGATTTGCTTGTTCTGTCCAACTGCCTGTTGTGGTTAATTCTGACCAATCTTCAGAAGGTACAGTTTCATCTTCCCATTTTAAACCACCTATGATAGAAAGTGAACTTGTTTGTGCAAATGACGACTCGGCATTAAATCTAGTATTTAAGCTCGATGCCACACCAGAAGTGACGCTAATAGCCGATGCACCAGTTGTTAATTGTGTACCATTCGCTGCAATAGATGCGCTAACACTAATAGTTGCTTCACCCACATCAATCTGTGTACCAGTTGGTGATATAGAAGATGATACTGAGATTGTACTTGCACCCAGATCAATCTGTGTCCCAGCAGCACTTAAAGATGCACTTGCCGATAAATCGGCATCACCACCTAAAACGATAATACCAGCTTGCGTAGCTGATGATGTAACGCTTACCGATGATGCACCTAATTGAGTATAGTTGCCTGCTGAAGTGGTGCTTGAGGTAACGGATATGTTGGCTTCACCAACATCTATTTGTGTGCCTGTAGGGGAAACAGAAGCAGTTACTGATACGGATGATACGCCCAGCTCGTATTGTAAGTCACTCCAGTTCGACTTACCGTAACCGCCAAACCCATAACCTTGCTGGGCCATTTAATTAATCCAATGAAATAGTTACTGAACTAGCGTTGAATCTGAATACATCTCCGTTTGATACTGTTTTAGATGTGGTTAAGTCACCGTATGCAAGTAAATTACCAGCACTTGAAGCGTCAAATAAACCCATAGCAACGACTGTACCATAATCGGCTGTTGCTGTTGGGAACTCGACTGAGCCACTATTGCTGATAGATCCACTAGCTGCCGTGCCAAATGCCATTGATTGACGCACATAGCCACCGCCAGAAACTTCTGTACCACCACCTGTATCGTCTGGTGCGACAGTATAAAGAGCCACATAGATTGTTGCTGGTGCTGTATAAGATGCGCCACCAAAAACGTGGTCCAATACTTCAAGTTCTAAATAATCTGAAAATCCTGCCATAATTTGTCCTAGTTATTATTAAAATAGTATATATTCTTTTTTGCTTTTCCGTAAGTCCTTCTGCGTTGCATTAGTGATCCTTTTCCAAATTCTGCCTTCTCTTGAGCCAATCTCATTTCTTCCAATGCTTTTTCAAATTGTGCATTGAATAAACCAACCCTTTCATCTTCCATTAAGAAGATAGAAGCGTGCTTTAATGCACCATACAGATAAACGTCTGGATTGTTATTGGACACAAAGTTAGATGTGTTGGAATCCGATAATGCTGGGACTTTTTCGTAGTAAGTAAGTTGTAGGGTATATGATGTATCTGGGGTTGGTGCTAGTTCTAAAGCATCGTCCATAACAGCATAATAAACTGGCTGACCAACGACATTATCATTGGCTCTTCTGTAAACATCTAAT